ATAAACGGCTTGGCCTTTCACCAAGAACAACGTGTATTCTTCTTGCGTCCAAAGGTGAATCCCTTGGGCTTCCCACGCTTTCAATAGGCTGTTCAAGCTGTTCAACGCTTGTGTGGTCAACGTGCCGCTTAAATCTTCCCCGCTTCCCACCGCTTGCAGCAATTCATATGCTTCTTGCAGGATATCGTTAAAGGTCAGATCAAGATTATAGGAACCGCTTGTGGCCATTGCTTATACCGGGTCAAAGTTGTTGGGTATCACGGTGATAACATCATCCGCGTTGCCTTTGCGCGCTTCCGGGTATGTTCTTTGTTTTGTAGGGATCACCGGGAAATCTTGCGGTTGGCGTGGATTCCAAGCGGCCGCAACCACCATGTAACCTTCCCACCGGCGTAGTAATTGCGTGCTTTTCATGCGGAAGCCAGTTACATCGCAAATGCTGTTTGATGCGTGTGGCTCAAACTGTTTATCAGGCAATCGAAGATATCCGCGCCCGCCCACCGTTTTCACTTTTGCCATCACTCAACCCCTTCATTCCGCATTGATTCATTCTAGTGGATTATAGAACCCACCGCGGCGGCATCAAGTGGCCCCGGCTTGCCTCACCCGGCTTGCACCAATAACAGTTGTGCGCTGCCGTTGGTAAAAGCTGTCATGTTAAGGCGAACCGCCCTGCACGGTAACGCAAGACGTAACACGCCAGCAGCGGTTAAGCCCGTGGGGATTGCCACCCATGTGGCCCCACTTACATCGGGATCATCCAAGGTACATTGAACCGCCACCGTATTTGTGCCGGTTTTTTTCAGTTGCAACCCAACGTTGAATTCGGGTTGCTCCCAATCTGTTTTGATGATTGCCGTGGTTACTGATGCCAAAACCGGCGTGGCTTGCGGGCGCATTTATACATCACTCGCAAGAACCAACAAAACCAGCTCCGCACGTAAATCATCAAGATCGGCGGCCACCAGATCAAACAACACATTTTCACCAAGTAAAGACATACCCGGATCAACAATAACGTTCTTGATGCCAACGGTGCCCACATCAACAGCGTTCAATATGCCGTTCGGGTCAGTTGTATTGCCAACAATCATGGTTTCAGCGCCAGCACCGGCGGAAGCCGTTGTGACATTCAGATAACCGCCCTGAACAACGCCATTTGCTGGCAATTCAACGCCGGTATCTTGTGAAGCAGTCGATGCAACCCCAACAATTGGGATCACAAACGTTTTTAGGTACGGATCAGCAACGGTGCCTTGTGCGTTTTGCGCGGTGCCCTTGCGGCCCGCCGTACCAATAGAATTAAATCGTGTGGTCATTTACTCATTCCTTAAATAGAACAATGGCGGCCCGAAGGCCGCCACCAAGTTCGACCGGGTTTTTACGCGCCGCTTCCGAAAGCGCAACGTGGATCAGTTACACCATAGGATTTGTAGAACATACCCTTGTGGCGATAGTTCGACGTACCAAAATCGTTATCAGTATCGAACGTGTAACCCATGCGTTCAAATTCCTTGAAGCCATCTTCCACATCGGTTTTGATAAACCAATCAGTGGCCGAAGTGAATCGGTGATTCACGTGATAGCCTTCGGGGAATATTTGCGCAACCGGGTTAATCGCGTTGTTGCCGGTGTCAGGTTCAAAGCGTGAAGCTAAGATTCTGTCAGCGGTGAAACGCAATTGGCGGGGAATGTGCAGTGATACGCCTTTGGCATCAATCAGCAAATCCGCACCATCACGGTAATCTTCAATCGCAATAAGCGCATCTTCAACCGCCGCTTGTGATAGCGCGGTGGCTACCGTGAAGCGGTTGGCGAAAGTGCCGCCCTTGCCAAGCAAGTGCGCGGTACTAAACAGCGGTAAGCCATCGCCAATCGGAAAAGAACCTGAATATGCATTGTTGATCACATCGGCCGCAATCTGTTCATCAGTGTGAACCAATGAACGTTTCAGCATTTTGCCAGCTTTCGCAATCAGATCACGATAAAGGTTATTCATTTGCGCTTCCATCGTGATGATGGTGCCCAATGCATAAACAATGTGCGTGTACGTGGTCGCAAAATCTTGCTTTTCCGCATCATACTGAATGCTTGTGCCTTCGGGCTTTTCGGCTGCAAGGCCGGTGCCGCTCAAAGATACATCAAGCTCATAAGCTTTTTCGGATGTTTCCATGGTGAAGATTTTATCCTTCTCCATTGGGTAATCCTTGTATTCGATTGTTGCAATGGCGTTGATGCCTTCTTGCAATAGTCGCGCTTCGCTACCCTGGGTAACAATACTTGTTGGTGTGGGCATAGTTTTATACTCCCGCTAAGGTGTTATCGGCACCAAGGTTAATGCGACAACGCCAGATTGCGCCAACGGCCGTGATTATTTGGTTGTTCTCGGTATAGCTGGCACCAATGATGCGAAGCGGATCAGTTGCGGCCGTACCGGCGGCGCCGATACCGTGCGTTGAAACGCCTGTCACTGTTGAACCACCCGCACCAACCGCAACAAGCCGGTTTGCGCCAATATCCGTGATGGCAAGCGCGGTTAACGCAGGCGCTTCATAGACAACATCGGAACCGTAAACGCATTTTGCGCGTTGTGCGGCACCGGTTAGGTGATAATTGCGAATCAGTGAACCTTCATCATTGAAGTTTGGCGTGAAGCCAACAACGGCGCCAATCACTGGATCGGCTGTTAGGCCATCAGTTAAAACAACGCCTTCCGCCCGGCCATCGGCCGAACCCGTGCCAGATAACGCAACCATGTCACCAAGAAAGATGTTTGCAACACCACTTCCAATTTCCACTTCGCGCATCTTGCCGTGCCAGTCTGAACCATCAGTGGTTCCAATCGGTACAAATGCCATTTGCAAATTCCTAAAAAAATAATAAGTTTTTTGTGATTAACTATCTTTCTAGCGTTTCACACCTGGCTTGGTTTGGCTCTTTCGCGGTGCCATGCCTGTTGATTGGACGTTATACCAACCTTTTTTGATTATATCTAGCTTTCCGTTTCATGTGAAACGCTCATGCCGCGATCACCCGTTGGCAAGTTTGGCGCATAGGTTCCCAACTCGCCACCTTTGCCACCGCTTTGATCACGGCCGCCAAACAACGCTTTTTGGATGGCCTCTTGTCGATCACGCACCGGCTTCAACTTCACATCATCATAAAGTTCCGGCGAACACTTCAAGAGATAAACCCAAAAATGGTTCCCCATGCCATCATCACCACCAACGGCGCGAACCCATTTTGATTCAGATTTGTCGGTGATGCCTTCAAACGTGCGGCCACTTCGGTTTTCAACTTCAACCGGTTCGGCGCCGTAATCAATCCAACGCTGAACGGCGCCGCCTATATCATTTTCCCATATGAATTTACATTCGGGATATTTGGCCACGTAATAATCCGCATCCAAGTTTTTCATTTGCCCAATGGGGCGGCGAATCGCCTGGGTATCGGTTTGCTCACCCGCTTCTTCATTCAATGATTGGCGTGGTGGCAATTTTGGTTTTCCGTTGGTCACTTAACTAAGCTCCTTTCAAAATCGGCGGCGGCCGTGTCGCCTTCTTTCTTTTGATCCGCTTCCGACAATCCACGCTTTTTGGCGTTCTTGATTGCGGTGGCCCGGATGGTTTCACGTATTTCACTTGCGGCGTTCCCTTGCCTTGGGTTGCGCGGGTTGTCGATTTTGTAATCTTCCGCACGCGCCGCCGGTTCGCCCTGGGCTTGTCGCCTGGGTTGGCGCCCTTTGACGTTGGCTTGCTGCCGGTTGTTGCGCGGGCTGTTGAATAGTTCAGGGTAAAGCCCTTTTGCGGCATCCACGGAAGCTTTCAACGCACGCTTCACTTGATCATCCGTTTGGGTCAAACCTTGCCGGGCATATCCATTGAAAGCGTTTTCAACTGCCGTATTGAAATCAGGGTTGAACTGTTCGCTTTTTGGATCAATCAACGGCGTGCGCTCACGGAACGTGGCTATTTCTTGATGTTCACCACGCTGTTGCGGTGCGCTCTTTTGTTCAATCTTTTCGTCAAACTTATCAAGCTTACGTTGCGCGGCAATCGCACCATCAACATCTTCATTTTCACGCGCCACCAACAATTCCGCTTCAACTTCGGCGCGAATCCTTTCTTCACTTTGGGTTAAAACTTGTTGCGTGGCTTCAACCGCTTGTTGCACGGTATCTTTCAGCCCCTTAACTTCCGAGCGCAACGCTTTGTTGTCTTGGATGCTTTCATATTGCGCCTGATACGCTTTCGCGCCCACGTATCTATCAGGATCACCGCCGTTTTGGATGTATTCATCATATGGCAAGAACCCCGGCGGCACGCCATCATCAGCGGCGCTTTGCGTTTCATCTTCATCATCAGGCGCAACCGGTTCATCATCCGGTTGGGTCAAATCCAAATCATCATCCGGCGCCCCACCACCCCGGCTTTGGTTGTATGCCGCTTCGGCCGCATCCATATCAAATTCACCTTCGGGCATCAGACTATCCTCCCAAAGATATCTTCATCATTTATGATTTGGAAAAAGTTTTTGGAGCCGGGCGGATGCTCAACACGCTTGCCTGCATACCTGGCAAACACAACAACATCACCCACTTCACACCACGGATCACCCAAACGTTCAAATGCTGTTGGCCCCAAATGCATCACAATGCCATGGCTTTCGCCACGCTCTTCTTTTTCAGCTTGGTTTTGTGTGCGCGCTTCAAACCCCTTGGCCGCCAGCGTGGGCGCCACATCGGCTTCCGAACCTTCCAACGTTCGCTTCACGGTAATCGGTTTGACTAAGACACGATAGCCAGCGGCTTGAATCATGCCTTTACCCATCAACGCCTTGGCTTGTTCGGCCATCTTCAATAAGGTTTCATGCGCATCTTTTTCGCGTTGTTCCATTTCCGCAATGGTTGGCGGCAATTGGATTCCGGGTTGCTCATTCGGTGCCATCGGGTTCTTCCTCCTCTTTTTCGGTGATCATCACCATGTTGTAATGTTTGAGCATATCCCACGGCACATGCGCGGCTTCATAGGCATCTTGTTGGCCAAGTGCGCGGTGAAGTAATCCATGGGTTGTATCGGCGTTGCTGGTATCAATGATGGAACCATCACCAGCGGCATCACGCACATCAAGGCGCTTCCACGCCAAACATTTCAAGAAGGCAATAGTCACCTGGCTGTTCAACCAAATATCATATTGATCTTGCGTGATTTGCGGTTCCGTTAACTCTTTCGTCAACGTTCACACTCCAAAGTTAAACCGGCGGTTGTGGGCCACCGGGTTGCGCTTGTGCGCCGGGTTGCTGTTGTGCCTCTTGGGGCGGTTCAAAGTTTACGGGTTTGGGAACCTCAATCATAGGTGATTTGCGATCAATGAATTTTTGTTCAATCGCTTCGGTGGCCACGGCTGGATCATCACCCATGCCGATTTCCCACAATAGCTTGAAGGTTTCCGCATAACGTTTGGCAATATCGGCTTCTTTCACATCCGATTCAAGGCCAAGATGCGCCATATTCTTGGCGGCTTCCATCGCTACTTCATGCCGCTTCAAATCAGTTTTAACTTCATCAATCTTGATGCGGCGTTCTTCATTCCTGGCTTCACGCTGCATATTGGCATACATAAGTTGCTGCATTGGGTCAGGTTCGCCGCTTGGTTCAGGCGCAAACAATTCAGGATCAGGAACACCCAACTCTTGCAACCAATTCAGATATGCGAACCGTTTATCCAATACGCCGCTTTGATCTTCTTTGGCTTCTTGCAACAACACATCCGCACGGGTTTGCCGTTCAATATCGCTTCCCTGGCTTGGATCACACGCCAGTTTTATATCGCAATCATCCGGGTTGAAATCCGCTTGCATGTTGAATTCTTTTTCACCATCAAGAATTCTGTTGTATTTAACACTATCGTGATGTTTGTAATTCAACGCCGCGATCACTTTGAATTCATGCTTGGCGCAATCGTATACCCGCATAATGATGCTGTTGGGCACCTTCAAACCTTGTTGGAGTCTGGTTAGATACATAATGGCCGCTTCTTGATTATTTGTATCCATGTTCAACGCGGCATTGGTCATGCTGCGCATTTGCTCAATCATAAACTGGGTAAGTTGAAACAACGTTGGGTTTGGCCCGTTATACGGGAACTGAACTATTGATTGCGCCAGTGGCTTGCCACCGGAAACAACCGGCGTTAGTTGCCCCATCTTCACATCAATCGGCCCGGCTTGTTGGCGGTTGCCACGCGCATTGCCACTTCCAAGTTGCGAATCAATCAACCCGCTATTGCCTGCAAGGTTTGCAAGCGTGCCCGCATCAATCAGTTGATTCACGGTGGTGTTGATGGCTTCAAACATATCGGCCATCAAGATACCCCAACCCATACCCATCGGCCCGCCATCGGGATCAGGTAAGAAGCGGTATTGTGTGAAGCATGGCATACGCTCAACCTTCACAATTTCACCATCATCATTGGCTTTGATGCCATCTTCATCATAGGCCGGGTACACCGCCACAATGGCTTCCGTTTTGGTGTAATAAATCACTTCATAGGGTTCGGCCAATCCATCACCATCAAGATCAAGCCACGTGAAGGCGCGCACAAACTTCAATGTTGGTTCGTCGCGCTTATCGGGCAAATCTTCTTCTTCAATCTTCCATTGTTGATCACCCCGTATGAATTCAATAACTTCATTCCGGTTGTATTCTTGTTCAATGAAATAATCCGGCGCTTCTTCAAACGTCCGGCAATCGTGATCAAATTTAACTTCATCGGCCATGAACAAATCGCTATTCACTTCTTTTTCCGTGCCGTTGAAATACGTTTTTTTGTATCCCGTGCCGGTGCATGGAAGTTGCAACAAAAGTTTATCTTGCTCGGTTCTCCAATAACTCATTCCATCGGTCACTTGGTAATTCATAAAATCACCAACACGTTCGGCACGATCTTCTTTTTCTTCATTCGTTTTGCCGTATGTTTTCATCCCAACAATACGATCACGCCACACCAGTTCAGGCACGGTGCGCGAATGGAAATCAAGCATGGCTTCAAGAATAAACGGCATTACAACGTTGCTGGCTTTTTCAAACGGGAAGGTTTTTTGTTGGGCATGCGGATCAAGCTTCGCCAGCTTCAACGCTTTTTTGTACTTCTTGCGCCATGGCCCCATTGAATTATCCGCCAGATCATAAAGGCGCTGAATTTCACTTGCCGCTTCGGCCGGCTCTTTCAGTTCTTCAACCAAGTTGCCTTCATTCAGGAATTCAAACAGCGCAATGCCGCTTTCATCATTTTCAAATTCGCCTTCCGGGGTTTCGCCGGTTTCCATCATGGGCGCTTCTTCACCCACCATTTCAGCTTCACCCATCACTTCATCATCAATCATTTCGGCCATGATACTTTCCGTTTGTTAACTATCGTCACCGGGCGCGCTATGGCGGCCCCGCTTCATGGCCTTGCGGGCGCTTTCCGCCATCCTGGCGGCGTGTTGTGGGAACCCAATACCACGCGCCACTTGCTTGGGCTTGCTTGGCGTTCGCCGCTTTTCGGGCTTCTTCACGTATTTGCGCCCGGCCGCATTGGTATCACTGAAATCGTTATCCTTCGCCATCGTCAATATCCTGTTGTTTCATTCCGGCCTTGGTCCCTATCGCCCGCTTCTTCATGGTAATACTCGGCAACGGGTTCCGCAAACGTCAACGCAAGCGCATCGCCGCAATCTGGTGACACTCCCAACCGCTTCTTTGTTTCGTCCTTGGGTTCAAGAACCTTCAAATTTTTGGAATTGAATTTGTATTCAACGGCGCACAAATCCATTGTTGCGGCGTTGCTCTTTTCTTCCAATTCTTCCGTTGCTTCCGTGAAAAGCTGAACGTGTTCATCTTCAAACCACTTGGCCATTTCTTGCCACATTTCATTCCGGCGGTTGTCGAATTCCATCGAACTGAATGCGCTGGCACCAAAATTCACTTCACGCACTTGTTCATAACCCATTTCATGCAAGCGATCAATAACACCAACACCCATGCCGGTATCAATAAAACACGCATCAATTGGCATTGAATCCAAGATGCCTTTGACCATTCCCACAATTTCCATTTGATCCATCTTGTGTGGATACCCAACAACATCATACGCGACACGGCCTTGGCGCAACGCTATGCCCAAGCGATCATCACCAAACCGCGCCGGGTCAACACCCATCACCATCGGGCCACGGGCTTCAATCCCGGTGTTTGCTATCGCCCTGGCAACATCAACGGCCGGTATTAGCTGGCGATAACCCGCGCTTTCAAACGCTTCTTCCGGTGTGGCCGGGTATTCACGTTTGAAATCATCTTCACCATTCTTGAATTCCGATATTTTCCACCGGCGCCAAAGCATATGCGGCGCATCCACGCCATGATCCTGCATGTATAACAGTTCAGTATCATCAAACGTTGGTTCAAGCGCCTGGCCTTCTTCATCAACCGGCAAAGGCATCACATATTCAGACTGAATGAACCACGGAATGAATACCGCTTGATAATCGCTAGTCCCGGCCACGGCTTTAACCCATTGTTGGTGGAAATAGTTACCCATGCCATCAGATGTGGATTCCAACCACACTTCCGAGCCCATGCGCGGCACCGATTGCAATACGCCGGTGGCGTGTGTTTCTGCATGCGGCCAAAACGCAACTTCCGAACCGTGAAAGTATTGAATGGTTGATGAACGGCCCGTGCCTTTCGCGCCAGCGGTGCCAACCTTGTAACCTGAATCCAGGCCAGCAAAATTCAATTCCTTGCCACTATCTCTATCGGTGCGCGGCTTTATTTCCGGCGGGCAATGCTCATGGTATCGGCTGACCATATCAAACAAGTTTTGTGTGGCTTCACCTTCATGTGTGAGGATATAAGCGCGCTTGCCTTTGTTGTGTGTCACCTTCCAATAGAACCGCCCTTCAATATACGTTGAAGCCCCTTGCTGGCGCCCCTTCAACACTACAATGCGAACACGCCCAAACCTGGCAAGTTGATCTTCCGCAATTGCGTGCAAAATCTTTTGTGCATCATTCAGTTCAAACGGAACAACAC